ACAAAATCAAAATATCATGTAGATATTTCAGAACAAGGTAAGAAAAATCGGACATATAATGGCGTAACCTATGACAGTCTAACGGAGCTTAGATTTTTACAAGAGTATATCGAACCCAAGATGAAAAGTGGAGAAATATTATCATATGAACGTCAAGTAGAATATGTTCTTCAAGATAAATTTAAATATAAAGGTAAAACAATTTTACCTATTAAATATAGAAGTGATTTTAATGTTATATGGTCTGATGGCACTTTACAGGTTTTTGATGTGAAGGGCAATCCAGATAGTATGTCACTTTTAAAAAGAAAAATGATATGGGCTAAATACCCAGAAACTAACCTGACGTTTATTTGTAGAAATCTCAAATATGGCGGCTGGGTGGAATATGACACATTAAAGAAATTAAGACGTGAGGCAAAAAAATGTACTCAGAAGAAATAGACTCACTGCTCTCTTCTCATAATTACATGATTGACTCCCATATGTACAATCATATATGTGATACATCACCACAGATATCATATATCAAATATGATGCATTTTCTCAGAAGACAACAATTGTAACAAATGATGGGTATAGTTGGATTTTTATAGTGATTAGGTAAACGTTTAATGCAGTAGACACATATTGTAGTAGTATATGTATAAGATAAAATAATTCACACATACTACATATATGAAAAATAAAGTTTGGTATTACAGAAATCAACAGAATATTTCTTTGCGGCGTTTGTCTGCGATGACTGGTATATCAGTATCTGCGTTAAACAAAATTGAAAATGAAGACACAAATGATATATGGTTACATCATGCCGTTGCTATATCAAAAGCACTCAAGGTAGATTTATACGAATTATTTTGTCTGAAATAATTTCTTGGGAGGAACAATTGAATATGGAAGGAAGAGTGTTTTATAAGCTCGTATGTGTTGATGAGAGTGATCCGCTTGAATATCAAACTCTTGAAGACATAAATTGTGGATGCTTAGAGGAAGTTCACGAATATGTCACAAAGAATATTGGTAAACACAAAAATGCCAAGTGGATGCTACTGCCGTTCAGTACATAAAATTGATTAAGAGGTCGATTTATATCGGCTTCTTTTTAGTTGCAAAAAATTAGGAATAAAAGGAGTTAAGATATGACAGTTTTAGAATTTGTAAATAAATATAATAATTATAATAACAGTACATTAAAAGAATCTTTATTAAAGGAAATTAAAATTACACCTTATGTATCAATTATTAAGAAAGATACTTATGCACAGTTAATTTTAGATAAAACAACATTTGAGCAGGAAGCTTATGATGATAATGGAGAAACAAAGTATCGTAAGACAGATAAGATTAGAGTAAATTCTGTTGCACAGTATGTACAGTTTTGTCGTGCTGTGATTGAATTATATACAGATCTTGAGATTGAAGATAGAAGTTTTATTAAGGAATATGATGCGTTGAAGTCATCTGGCTTACTTGATATTTTAATGGTTGGCTCTGAACAGAGAGATCCACTTATTCCAATGAGTGAGTTAAATGAATTTAAGACAATTCTATCCATGAAGCAGTCGGATGTACAATTCAACGAGACAACCACTCAGGCATTTATTAGTAAACAGATTGGAAGGATTTCTGATTTGGCAAATGCTACTCTCACACCGCTTATTAATGTTGTAAGTAAGAAACTCGATGAAATTCCGAAAGACGATTTAGAAGGAAAAATTCTTGAGTTTGTAAAGAATGGAAATTTCAAAGAAGTCTAAGTAAATTCAAATTTCTTATTAAAACGAGAGATAGCACCACATTACGAATAATATGATGCTATCTCCTGCCTCCTGATGTACTTTTTCTTTAAGTCTTCGGCTACAATTAGTCAGATTGCAATGAAGATATGGATGAGTACATGTAATGGATTTTTATTATTTTGCTTGTTCTATTGTTGATTATAACATTTATAATCATATTGTCAAGCAAATACTTTCTCTACTTGGTTAGGTTGTCCCTCAAGAACTATGTAAATATAGGTTTTGTTGTTATAGTTTTGTGTAGCAGAAGGTGACTGGTCTTCTACCGTTCTATCACATCAACCTTATCAAGTAGATACTCGCATCTGTGGTACTTAAAATAATATGTTATATTATTTCTTTTTATTGTCTCTGTATACTGTGTATACAAGTCCTAAGACTGCAACACAGACAGAAACAACTGAACAAGCGGTTTCCATTACTACTATTCCTATCTACCTATATTTACCACAGGTATAATAATTATATCATATATAATAAATAAAATAAACAGGCTCTATGTCCGTCAAAAGCATAGGGCTTTTTCTTATGGAGAGTGGTTATACTGCTCTCCTATTTTAATGTAAAAATAGTGAAATTGTGGAGGTGATGATATATGGGTTCGTTTAAATTGGATCAGAATTTTATAAATAAGATAGAAAAACAATGTCAAGAAAAAGCAAAAAATTTAGCACATGAGGCTTCTGAAAAATTAACAAATCATTATATTACATTGCTTGATTGGTATTATGCCGATTATCAACCAAAACTGAATAAATACGATGAACCATATTATATTCGTACCTTCAATTTATATAAATCAGTTCACAAATATTATAAAAATGGAACTGATAGATTTTATGGTGGTGTTCGTATTGATGGTTCTACTATGAAAGATTATCCAGGAATTAGAAATTATTCAATATCTGGACAGGATTTATTAAGTACATATATCTATAATCTATCTGGTACATGGCATGGTGGTGATTGGCATGGTGGTTATGGTGCTGCGGCGAGTTTTAACATTTATAACGAAATGGAAAAATATAAACATGAATTAATAAAAGACATGCAGAATAGATGCAAAATCTAATAAGGAGGAATTAAAATGGCAAAAGATGGTGTAGTAAGTATTGCTATTGATTATAAGTATGAGCTTAATCAGATGATTCGTGATTACGAATCTGCTTTAACCGAGATGGCTTCAAGTGATAAGTTATCAAAAGGAATGAAGATACAATTTGATAACACAATTACTGAATTAAAACGTTTTAAGGCAGATATGGAGCAATCTTTTTCTAATTTAAGCAACGGAAAAGTGGATAAAAACAGTTTTAAGGCTTTTAAACAAACTGTTAATAAGAATTTTGAATCTGTTCGTGCAGAAATTGACAATCTTAATTTAGCTGTTTCAACTATAAATTCACAAATAAAAATACTTGGAAATGGCGTTGATATAAGTAAGATAAGTAGTCAATTTAAAGATTTCCAAGATTATGTACAGAATACAAATAATGCTATTGATACAATGATTACGAAGCTTAGTGGTCAAGGCGTTTCATTAATGTCGTTTGATGATAGTGTAGTATATCAAGCAAAATCTCAGATAAAAGAAATTAATAAATTACTTAAAAGTACAGATGAGTTCAGCGATGCAAAAGGTTCAAAATATGAATTATTTGATACAGATCAAGCCCAAGCAGAATTAGATGTACTTGCTAGGGATTTGAAAAATACTCTTGAATTAATCGAAAAATCTGAATCAAAACTTTCAAATTTTGATAAAAATAGTATTGGTTTTGAAAAAACAATTAACCAAATTAATATATTAAAATTAAAGGCTGCCGATTTACATGATTCTATTCAACAGTTAATGGATATTCCTGATCAAACAGGGGAATATACATTTGGCGATTCAATACTTATTTCTGATGACAGTGTTGATAAAAAAGTATCTGAATACGGAAAAATTGTAAAGGGTACTTTAGATGAAATTCGTGAATCTGCTATCAAAACTCGTGAAGGGTTAGAGAAAATTGTAACACCTACTTCTTCCAAAACAGCTTCTGCAAAAATATCAGATAAATTCAACCCAAATTCAGCAGAATTAGTAACTGGTGTAACAATTGAAACTACTTCATCTGAATTATGGAAAAAGTTATCTCCTATTCTTGAAGATTTACAAAATGATCTTAATAAAAATCCCGTTGTTGCTCCTGTAAAACTTGTAGTTGCACCAAATGCAGTATCATCTGATAAAAAAGGTGAAGTTGGTGCTATTAGTAAGTCCTATTCAAAAAAATATCAAAGAGAATTGGCAAACACTGGTGAGGATGCAGTTATTGATTTAGAAGGTGTTTATAAAAAAACATTTACTTCTATAATGGATGAGGCTGTTTCTTATTCTAAGGAAACAATTTCTAAAATCCAAAATATATTTGAATCTTCTCCTATTAAATTACATTTTGATTTTAATGAAGAAGAATTCAAGAAAATATCAGATACACTTCTCTCTTCTGATTCTGGTAAAAAGATTGATATTAC